GGAATCCACAGAGATTCAATTATTTTCTGACACTTTTGATGTCAGTGATTTAACCTCGCAAGAGACCCGTGAAAATCTCTATCTATCTATAAACCAACTAGATGTAAATAAGCTTACCGGTGATGAGATCCGGCAGAACTTCAATGGGATCAGAGTCGCCCTTGGTGTGTTCATCCGTAAGTTTGTTGAGCTAGAAGGCGAGATAAAAGATATTAAGTTCTCACAGGTTGCCTACGAGGCAAAGATGGAAAGATTATTTTTAAAAGGCAGAGTGGAGATCCAAGAGCTAAAACAAGAGTTAGATCAGATGAGGTCGCAGGACCGTCAGATGGAGAAGGTTGTTGAGGTGGCGAAGCTACTCAAAGATAATAACTATGCTCCAATGGCGATTAAGTCTATGATGAAGGGTATCGCTAAGGGCGATATACTCAAAGACATCGAGGTGCCCGAAGATCTAGAGGAACGGGTCAACTGGGCTCAGAACAATGGCTTCAGGTGGAACAAGAATAACCGCCCGCCGGCTAAGACCGCGAAGCAGGTCGAATTGCTCGAGAGGTGGGAGATGGAGTTTCATAAGGGCAGGTCCCTGGAGCAAGAGCTCCTACTCGATAAAGATTTTGTCCTTGGTATAGGGCGAGGCGCACCGGCTGGTGCCCTACAGGCTATCGAGGAGATCCTAGGTTATCAACTCGAGGAGAGGGATAAGCTCTCTACTTTTAATTGTTATCAAAGAGCAATCAAAGTACTAGAGGAGAAACTAACCGACGATGGCATTATAATCGAAGTAGTCGTTAGTTCTACAGACTTTGATAGGCTAATAAATAATATCTTTGGAGATGTAGATCAGCAAACCCACGATAAGATCACAAAAGGCCTGAACAGATTGCCCAGGCCCTTGGCTGCAGAGAGTGTATTATCTCAGCTAAAGATATACTTCTCTACTGAATTATTCCCAGTATTTATATCTCCATCTCAAGAAACTAACCCACTAACATTATTACCAAAGCTCCAAGGTAACACCTACGACTCTAACTTACTAGAGATGATAGACCAAGCGATCTAGTACCCTATCTTCACATCAGGTGTCAGGGTGATGATCTTCTTAACGCTTATATCTTTGTAGAGCACGTTCTCCACCCCACCCTGCTTATATAGCCAGTCGTTGACTTCTTCCACTACTTGGAACTTAGATGAGGATTTCTGTACATGAAACCAGGTACCTAGGCAAAGGTTCTTTACATAGAAAGACTTGACCCTGATATCTTGAGATAGTAGTGCATCGCACATCTCGTTGGAGATCTGTACACAGTTCCAGGTTTGCTTGGAATCACCCCATTTGTGGTTCTCAAGCCCAAGCTGGCACATTAGCTTGTAGAATGCTCCTAGCCCAGACTTCCTTTGCTCGAAGTTCAGCGGCCCCCACACGATACTAGAGATGACAGAAGCCAAGGTCTTTATCGTTCCCATTGTTGCGGCCCCCGGCCGATTTATCTCCTTGCCCTTCTTTTTGATCTGTTTCGCAGTGAGTAGTGCCTTAGCGATCACAAAGAGATGCTTCCTCTCAAATAGTCGTTCCACCCACCCAATACAACTCACTCTACTCGAGATGAGTATCATAGCAAGGAGCCGACCAGCCAGCTCAGCATTGTTATCAAATGCCTTGAGCAAAGCTTTGACTGTCCTTACATACACGGACTTCCTACAACTAAGTGTGCCTATATAACATATACCTTTTAAAGATTCATATAGATCTTCTTCTCCGATAAGCTCGGATCCGTAGGCTTTGAACAACGATTCTAGAGAGAAGTTCCTTATACTAAACTGCGTGTCAGCTCCATTTACAAAGAACAACCTAGCTCTGTCTTTAGTCTTCTCGTACTTGAAGGCTCTCTTTAGCGAGGCGACGGGCAAAAACTCCATTATAGAGTTCAATTGAGTCTCATTCAGGCTCTCGCTTAGCAAAGCAGCCCTTGCGAATGGCTCTAGTTGATCCGCTCTGCTACCATAATAATAACTACGAGTCCATAGATCTGGGTTTTGGTACACTTCGCCGATCTTCTTAACCCAGAGATCATCGTCAAATAAGTTGAGCATCTGAAACCCTGGGTTCTCTAGGACTTCTTCAAGGTACAACCTAGCCGCTACTCTCAGAGTGAGAGCGCTAGCGTTGGGGTTAGAGGCCACAGCTTTCCTGATCTTCACACTTCGAGTGATGTCCCAGACCTTACTAAGCTGCTCAGGAGTCGACAATTCGTCTTGGGCTATCTTCAGGAGCTCTTTCGTGGTGATTCTCTCATGCCTAAGCCGGGTCATGATCAGCGCTTGCGTCGTTTGTCGGTGAGTAGCTTTACAAAGATCTCATGCCAAAAAACCTTAGAACACTCATGAGAGCAGATATAATCGGCTGCTAATCTAGACTTATAAGACGTGGACTTGCCACAGATGCAACAAGGTCTCTTTGCCCTTTGTACTGCGTAAATGTCATTCTCGAATTCTTCTACAGGCCTGCGTGAGAAGAGGGTTTTATTCGGGTTATATGCCATGGCGTTTGCCAATGTTTACTCCTTAATTATATCATATATTTTTCAACTTATCCATAATTTTATTTTTCTCTTCACGAATTTTTAAAAACTTCTCTCTGGCCTTACGTTTCTTATCTCGCACCCTCTTTAACTCCCTACGGGCCAGAGCAAACACTCGCCAGACGACTTCTGAGATAGATGCATCCTCAAATAGATCTCTCCACTCATCGAGTTCTTTCGCCACCTCTTCTCGGACCCTTATAGTCCTATACTTGACCCTTTGCTTTCTTTGAGGCGGTTCTGAAGTACGGAATAGACTGCTCACGGTTTATGGTAAAGTAGGAGTTATTTAGTATAACTTTAAACCGTTGTGACAACAAAATGAAGAAACCAACGCAATGGCCAGAAATCTATGTTTCTAGTCAGTTCTTGCATAGAAAGGACATCATCCAAAAAGTCATCAGGACTGACGAAGAGACTTGTCATGTAACTTACGAGCATCCAGTCTTAGGCTCAGTGACAGAGATCTTCCACATCATGTTTAAGAAGAACTTGATATGTCTCAAGTGCTGCTTCCCACACGAGATGCAGAGTTCTGAAGAAATGGAGATTGTGAAAGACTACTATAATAACTTCGTCCTTGATGGACACGAGACCTACCTTGAGTACAGCAACGAGAACGTCGGTTGGTACATTTTGTCACGAAACGTCGAAGAAGAAGAGAAGGAAGCTATACGTGGGATATGATATAATAGTAAGAGACGCGACGTACCCATGAAAGGCTTCACCCCCGTATCGATCAACAACGAGCTAAAAAATTCTTACCTTACGTACAGTGTATCGATCTTCAACCGGGCGCTGCCTGATGTGACCGACGGGTTGAAAGTTGCTCAGAGGAGGATTATTTTAGGTCTCAAGGATCTAAAACTTAGACCCGATGGGCAGTATAAGAAAGTATCTAGGCTCGAAGGTCATGTATTGGGTTCCTACCACCCCCAGGGTGGGTGTGCGGGCACCGCGATTAATATGGGCCAAGCCAATAGTTTTAGGTATCTACTTACTAACATTCACGGTAATGTTGGTGGTAGCATACAGACAGGCCTTTCAACCGGTCAATCCATCTCTGAAGACTCACCAGCTGCAGCGCGCTATCTTGAGGTAAAGTCTAGTGAGTTCACCCAAAACGTCTACATCAACGAGATTGATAAGGAAAGCTGTGAATGGCGCGATAACTACGATGGGTCCACACAGGAGGCGCATAGGATTGTCCCTTCTCTTCCCGCATTACTTGTTAACGGTGGTGTTGGAATCGCTGCTGGTTATGCTTGCCATCACATTTCTTACAATCTCTCAGAAGTAATCAAGGGGACAGCAGCATACATCCAGAATAAAAATATCACAGATAAAGCGCTATATAAGCATATCACCGGCCCTGACCTACCCCAAGGAGCTCGGATACTCAAAGATGACGGGGTCTGGGCAGCTTTCGCATCAGGCCACGGGTCTATCAAGGTTTATGGCAAGTGGGAGATTAAGCAAGTTAACTATAAGAAGAAATCAAAGCGGGACGCAATCGTAGTTACATCACTCGCTAGCGGGTCGAGCGAGAGGTTCCTTGATAAAGTTAAGGCCGCGGTAGATGCAGGTAAGATCGATCAGATCGTAGATGCTGCTGATCACTCATCTACAGAAGGCATCCATATTGAGTTGGTTCTCAAAGCCCACGGCAATCCTCAAGAAGTGATTGGTCAGCTCCTCGCTTACACCAACCTCTATGACACCATCGGCGTAAACGCTATGGCGATCAAGAAGTCCCTGCCTGAGATGTTTGGGGTTAAGGATATCATCGCGACTTGGCATGAGAGCCGTTGCAAGGCCCTTGTTTCGCGCTATAGCGCCGAGTGCGAGCGGATTCAGGACCGCATGCACATCCTAGATGGCTTCTTAACCATCCTTGCGGACATCGACGATGTAATCAAGACCATCAAATCTAGCAAGACAAGGGAGACCGCTCATAACAACTTAAGGAAGAAGTGGAAACTAAGCGCCCCACAGGCCCAGGCCGTGATGGCTATGCCACTTAGCCGGCTTGTTAACGCAGAGAGGATGGAGCTCAAGCGTGAAAAAGACGAGCTTCAGGAGAAATATGACGAGTTAAAGGCCCTGATCAACAACTCTGACTCCATGGATAAGCATATTATCGACCAAATTCGTAGCTTTAGGCAGTTTTCTGATAAGCGCAGGACAGAATTGGTTGATCCTAACGAGATTGGCGCAGAGAAAGCTCAGGTCTTGGCCCCGCCTAGGACTCGTAAGTTAAAACCGCTGACACCTCAAGAGATTTACAAGAAAAAAGCCAAGGCTTTAGGCATGAAGCGCACGATTGTTGCAATGTTCCTTGCAGAAAACAAGATGGGCAAAGATATCTCTGATAAATGGGACAAATTTGTTGAAGATTGGCAGTACGAGCAGCAAATGACCACCAGGAAAGGTGCTGCGCAGCGAAAGAAACAGCTAGATGAACTTAAGAAGTGGGGTAAAGCCCGGGGAATGAGGTCTAGAGGGCAATATGCTTGGAACGCTTTCGTCCAGGGCCGAGAGAAGATGAAAGTGCGGGAGCTCAAGGAAGAATTGAAGGAATGGTTGGATAATATAGACGCGATTTAAAAACAAATAGAGCAGTTTAAAGCTACGTAGTGAAACTGATAAATGAAACTGCCAAGAACTGCCATACTACTACTTAGAGGTGTAGAAGGGTGCGGGGTAAGTAGCTATGCCCGGCACTTTAAAGCGTATTTTGACGAGCTTAATAGGGGTAAATGCGATATTTTTGCGCTTAATCTTAGTGTAGGGCGGCCTGACACTTCTACCGATCTACATATTACAAAATTTAGCTTTGATGAGGCAGACGAACTAGTCCGTAGGGTAAACGAAGAGTATGATCTGAGTCTTGTGTTCTCCGTTCCTGCTAAAAACGCAAAAGAAGAGATTGTAAATAACTATGTAGAACGTATTCTAGAGAAAATTAAATCTCCCAAGTGGCTGATCAATCATGATCACCACTATTTGTCTATTGGAAGGAACGCAGATTTTGAAAATGCAATTAAAGCCTGCGACGGAGTCCTTTGCCATTCTCTTATAGAGACTAAATGCGGGTTTATAAGGTGGATGAAGAAGAGAAACCTAGATACTCGCGTAGAGAAGCTTGAGACTTTCTTTCATGTGCCGTTAGTTGGTGATTTAGTTACTTTTGATAAAACTAACCGACTAAAGCGCGTTATCAACGCCTCAAGAGCGGTAGCGTGGAAACGCTCGTCTCTTGTTCTTAATTTGCAGAAAGAGTTGGCAAAGAAAAAATTCATCACAGAGATGATAGGCTTCGAGCGCTCTATAGCCGGCTACTCACAACTCAAGAACTACGAGGGCAAACTAGACTGGTACGTTACGGACGAGTTCGATAAGCCGGTCAAAGCTCCCTCAGCGTTCTCTAATGCTCAAATTAACGAGAGATTCTTTGATTATGTAGACGATGAGGGCCAAGATCCAGACAAGATGTACGTTTTTGGGTCATATGACCATAAAAGAGGGCTGAAACGGATCTGCCAGAGCGCATTTGCCACTCACCCTAGGTCTTTTGAGCATAATGGCTTAGATTACGGTAACAACCATGAATATCAAGGTCTAGAGGCCGCTTTGCTGTCTGTTCCTATCTTCCACCGTCATTTCTTAGAAACAGTGACCCTACCAGACACTGATGTCCCTCTTTCGGCCATAGAAGCCTTCATATCTATCGACGATGACAACAATCACCTCAAAAATGGCGGCCCAAACGTCCTAAATCCGTCAGATTTGGTCGAAAAGCTAGACGATATCTGGAATAATCGGTACACGCAATACCGCCAAGAGTCTTTCTCCATAATCAATACCTACTACGCTTCTTGGGTACTTATACCCAAAATGCTAGGTAAGTTGGGGTTTTGACGCTACGAGCTAATGTTATTGTTTAAAGATATAGCGTACTGGTTTACAAAAGTAAACAATTGGTATATAATAGTATAGTTCGACCAGGATCGACTAATAAGTTTCCTGGACACTCCTAAAACCAAGACCTACAGGGTGTATAAATCACGTCTTTCATACCTAGGCCTAAGGGTGGCCTAGGAATAGTAAAACCATCATTTCCCTGATGATCTTACTTTTTTTAAATCAATGGCTAACGCTACACTTTCAAGACAACAATCACAATCCACCTGGGAATCTTTTTGCCAGTGGGTTACTTCAACTAACAACCGCCTCTATGTAGGTTGGTTTGGCGTACTCATGATTCCTACGTTGCTTGCTGCAACCGTATGTTTCATCATCGCTTTCGTCGGCGCTCCTCCTGTGGACATCGACGGTATCCGTGAGCCTGTTGCAGGTTCACTCATGTATGGTAATAACATCATCTCTGGTGCTGTTGTCCCATCTTCTAACGCAATTGGACTTCACTTCTATCCTATCTGGGAAGCTGCTTCACTTGACGAATGGCTTTACAACGGCGGACCTTTCCAGCTCGTTGTTTTCCACTTCCTTATCGGTATCTATGCATATATGGGCCGTGAGTGGGAACTATCCTATCGTTTGGGCATGCGTCCTTGGATCTGTGTTGCTTACAGCGCTCCTGTTGCCGCTGCTTCTGCAGTCTTCCTTGTATATCCTTTCGGTCAAGGTTCCTTCTCTGATGCAATGCCTCTCGGAATCTCTGGAACGTTCAACTACATGCTCGTCTTCCAAGCCGAACACAATATCCTCATGCACCCGTTCCATATGCTTGGAGTGGCTGGTGTATTTGGTGGCAGCCTCTTTTCTGCTATGCATGGCAGTCTGGTCACGAGCAGCTTGG